CAATGCGATGTGGGACAACAGCAAAGGTCAGGTCATCATCCCTACCGGTGGTGGCAAGACCATCTGCATGATTGATGATGTTATGACTAACATTGAAATGATTAATCGTGGTCAGACTTTTGTTGTTGTTGCTCCTCGTATTCTTCTGGCAGAACAACTCTGCAAAGAATTTCTTGAGTTGATTGATACAACTCATACACATGTGATGCATGTTCACAGTGGTGATGTTGAGTATTTCCACACCACCAAACCCGAACAGATCCATCTGTTTGCTAACACTGCCAGGACTGCTGGTGAGAATGTTATCATCTTCACCACTTATCACTCCCTGCACCGTATTCAAGAGGCAGATATTGAAGTAAACAACATTTACTTTGATGAGGCACATAACTCTGTTCAGCGTAACTTCTTCCCTGCAACTGAGTTCTTCAGTAACGAATCTGATCGGTGCTACTTCTTCACTGCTACTCCTAAACACTCTGTTTCTATTTTTAAACCTGGGATGAATGATACTGCTGTTTATGGCAATGTCATTTGTAATGTTCCTGCTCCTCAGTTGGTTGAGGAAGGTTATATTCTTCCTCCTAAAGTTGTGGTTCAGCAACTTCCTCAGGGTGATTTCAAGCAGTCTGATGACAAGAACCTGTTGGACACCATCGATGCTAACTCTCTGAATAAGATTCTGATTGCTGCTCGTTCTACGAAGCAGATTGTCCGTCTTGTTTCTCAGTCTGACTTCTGTCTTCAGTTGCAACAACGTGGTTACAACTGGATGTATATTACATCTAAGACTGGTGCTATCATCAACGGTAAGAAAGTTTCCCGTGAGCAGTTCTTCAAGACTCTCAATCAGTGGGGACAGGATGATACTCGTTTCGTGATCATGCACCACTCTATTTTGTCTGAAGGTATCAATGTCAAGGGTCTAGAAGCAGTCTTGTTTATGCGTAACATGGACTATATCGGAATCAGTCAGTCAATCGGTCGTGTGATCCGTCTGGGTGGTGCTGAGAAGACGTTTGGACTGGTCTGTGTCCCTGTTTATGATAAAGTGGGTATCAGCACTGCCAGGAGTGTTCAGGCAGTGGTTGACACTGTATTTGAGCAGGGTGAACCTGCTATCTCTGTTGTTCGTCGTTGAGTTTTTACCATGTATCTAATTGATTCTCTGGAAACAAGAACTGATTGGAGTAAGATTTTTGGTGTTGTAGATTCTCTCTACAATGACAAAGGGTTTTCTTCAAATGCTGATAACTTTGCCCGCGCAACTGCCGTGGAGAAAGCAATCGCAAAGTTCTCAGATCTGGTCCGTGTGGATCAAACTGGATATGACTTTACCTTCGGTGATGAGAAGATCGAACTGAAGATGGGTAAGAATTTGTTCTACAAACGTAAGGACATTCATGCCACCAAAAAGTTCAAAGTTAAATCTTTCTTGAGTGAGAAGAAGACTGTCGAAGATTTCCGTCAAAGTAAAACTTTCGACTACATGATGGTGATTGATCTCACGGCACGTCGTGTGGTAATTGTTGAAGATGAAAAGGCACGATCTCTCTATCAAGAGGGTGCTGATGGTGCCATGATTGAACTTAAATTTGGTGACTATTATGAGTGTGATCTTGGTGGTCTAATTACCACTATTGAACCTCCGACATGTCTTTCTGATGCTATCAATAAAGCAATCGAAGGATATCTGGACTTCTAACCACTTTCCAAACCGTCCACTAAGAGTAGATTACCTGAATCACTCTGCTATAATACAAAAGTAATCAAGGGAACAACCCATGAAGTGCAAAGTCAAACTCTATGTTGCTGGTACTGTCTTTGAAGAGACTGTTCATGCCAGAGACTATGAAGAGGCAAAGAAAGTAGCACTGGCACGTAATCCTAATGCCACCGTTGTTAGTGTGAATGCATCTTTCTTTTGATGAATAAGTTTCAAAAACCATTTGTAAGTAATCAGGGTGTCCTTAATCCTAAACCAGGAGACCCTGATGGTTTTGTATCTAAAGATGGAATGTGGGCTGCTATCCCATGGGCAGGAAAGACTAAGGGGTTCTGTATTATACATAATGGGAAGCAAGTGCACTCTGTGAAGACATATAAACAGGCACTTGATTATATCAAAAAAGAATCTAAAATTAAGAAAAAAACCACGTCCACACTGGAGGAGTTTCTATGAATGAGAAGCAACAAAAACGTCGTGACGCACTTGGATTATTTTACGAAAGTGTATTGAAACCTGACCATCAATTAAGGCAGTGTTCTCATAATCAAGAGTGTTATCACGAACTGATGGAGTGGAGATCTGAAATTTTAGAATATCTTGATCGTCGCAGGAATGAGGAGTTTCATTGATGACTACGCAATATCTGTTATTGGTAGTATTTGGTATATGCCTTTATGTCATAATCACAGATAGTAATGTAGCAAAAGCATTTAATTATATTTTTGAGTTAGCATCCACAAACATAAGAAGAAAATGGTGGTGGATAACACACGATCCTAGTAATCCTGTGGTAAAATATATGATGTACAGAAAGAATCTCAAACTTGCAGAAGAATTGAGATCAAAAATAAATAAACACATACGGGACAAACAGTAGTATGCTTTCTACCCAGTACAGACTCCGATTGGAGTTTATTTGTAAATGTATTGCCAACAGAGAAGAAGTCAAATTAGAGGATATGATATGGGCAGATAAACTGGGTAAATCAAATACTACTGCTCGTGAATGGTTGCGTAAAGCAAGACGTGCTGCTGCTAATCCTGATATGCAGGAAGGTAGTATGGACGATTTTATGAATAAGATGGGATTAGGTGACCCCGACCCATCTAATTACAAAACGGGGTTTGATGGTGCGGATGAAATTGTAGATTGGTTTAAACAAGATAAACCTGATGATTGGAGGCAACGTGACTAAATTTTTGATGTTTACAAAAGAATCTTGTGGACCATGTGGTCTTGTCAAGAAATATATTAGTGCTCTCAAAGATACGCGAGAGAGTATTATTGAAGAAATTTATCTTGATGACTTTAGTAATGAACCTATCCCTGAGGAAAACCTTGCACTTGCTAAAAATTATGGTGTGACTGCTACTCCTGTTCTTGTTATTGCTGATGCTGATGGAGAACTTTTAGAAACCTATATTGGCGGGATGCCCATCACTCAAAACATTCGTAAATTGTGGGATAAGTATAATGTTTGAAGAGATTACATCCGAAACATATGAAAAAATGAATGAGGAATTTGAGGAGGAAGGACTTGCTTTCCGAATCATTGTACCCACCCAAGAACAAATCGACGACTGGAGAAAAAAATGCAAGCAGTAATTTATTCAAACGGAAATCAAGAGTGTGAAAGAATGGCATCTCTTCTTAAAACACTTGATGCACAAATCTTAGAGTATAAACTTAATCATCATTTTACTCAAAGAGGATTTGAGGCTGAATTTGGATCAGAAGCAACATATCCTCAAGTTAATATTGGATTTAAGCACATTGGTGATATGAAAGAAACTCTGCAGTATATGAGTGATAGAGGATTACTTAAATGAACTTTGATCTGACAATGGAGGATCATACGATCATCCTTAATGCACTTCATTATTATAAAAAAGTCGAAAAGAGGGGAAACTTCAAACAATATACAAGTTCTCGTGTCAACGAATTAAGAGATAAGTTGGTTAAACAATTAGTTTGGGACAATACTGATATAGATAACTTTGTAAATAAAGAGTGATATGAAACCATTAGTCCTTATTGCTTGTCTATCACCCATAGCAATCATTTGGATAGTGATGAAACTCAGTGTTTGGATCTTTGCAGTCAACGACGAAAAGAATTATGTCAGAGCAGAATCCAAAAAACCACACGGACCTTATGTGGCAGATGCATATGCAGACGTTGATGAAGAGGAAGAAGAATATGGAGATCGCACAGACTATCGATGATGCACTCTATCAGTATTATACTGTAGAGAATGACTTACCAGTGCCGAACTGGAGACAAATTAAAGATCCAGAGTGGTGGGTTCAGTATCTTAAAGATATGGGACTTGACTCTAGAAACTCATAGTGCTATAATACCATTACATAAACACCTTATCATGGATTACAAACCTTATTCACCAGAGTGGCATCGTAAAAGATACCTTAAAGAGGCACTGGATAAGTATTTTGATGACTATGTTGAGAATGAAGTCATTCATGGTGATTTGATGGATATTTTATCTGATAGAATGTCTATGGCAGTAAATGAAGTCAATAAGGTGATGGATCTTAAAGATAAACTTAAATATACCTGAACATATTGTTAAATAAAACACAACTTTGTTTTATTACAATGGATTCAAAAGAACAGGCTGAAATAATGTGGCAATTGCATAGTGTGGGAGAAAAATTAGATAAAAATTATAAATTAAAACATTTTGTGGTCACAGATCGAACCACCACTTGCGAAAAGTATGTAATTGAATTTAATCATCAAAAAAAGAATGAAAAAGAATGACACTGTAGAATATACTGGATGTTCTGATGAACAAGTGAAATGGGGTAATAATGATGATCCCAGGTCACTTCTTATTGTTGGAAAAGAGTATAGAATTGAGAAAGTAGATGTTCACAAGCAACATACAAAGATCAAGTTATATAATAAGATGGGATGGTTCAACTCAGTCTGCTTTCAAGTAACAAATTCTGAGTTAAATACTTACTCCAACTATGAGACAGACATGGACCCATCTGAAATACAGTTAGAAAGTACTGCAAAGATGTTTGAGTATGAAAAGTTATCACGGGTAATTGAAAACTGTGATAATATGAATGAACTGAAGCAAATGACCCGTGCTTTTATCAAACTCTATTTGAAACATCAAGAGGTCGCTGCAAATGCACTTAAAATGAAATGAACCTAATTGAACGTGATGATCCTCGGTATTTTACCGAAACCTCAAGTGAACCTTATGATCGACATCATTATAAGGTAATTAAATCCACAGGTGAACATGTTGTGGTAGAATCGTGGGAGCAAGCACAATCAATCTGGTGGAACAGTCCACGACACTTTCTCTCACATATTGAAGTGCTAGATAAAAAGGAGACTAAAGGATTTAAATGAGTGTTCAGTTTCGTAAGCATCGGGTGTTTCGTGAGACTCCCGATGTAGTTTTCTATGACATTAGTGTAGATGATTCAAACGCATCTGATCTTGTGGTACATGAAGGACCAGCAGTATCACCACCAGATGATGTCATCGGTGCAAAACAGTTCTACATTCACCATCATCAAGTGGACCATAATCGTGTCCTCTCAGGTGAAAGAACGTTTGAACTTGTGAACTTTGATTGGAAGTTTCCCTATCACATTGTTCACATGAATCGTAAGAGTGGGGCACTGGTAGTTCCCATCGGAACTTATCATCGTAGCACCTCAGGTGAGAAAGGTTCGATTGTAATTAATCAGGCAGTTCGTGATGATGAGTTCAACCCAGACACAGAATTTATTCCTGTGAGTGCTGGAAACAATCCAGAACTTTATCGGGTTCTTGTTCATGAACAACCAGTAATTCACGACATAGGAGAGTAAAATGCACGATTTTTTAGACAATCTGGGTGCACAACAGTATGAAAAAATGAGAGAACGTAATGCCACCAAGGAAGAAATCATCAACACCTGCGAAGAAACCTACGGCAAAAAAGACTGCCACGAAGAAACCTACTACGACTCCCAAAGTGAAGGAAAAGAGTTCAAAGACTCCTTCTACGCGCCGGAAGAATACGGCACCTGGCAAACTCAAACGGAAGACACTTCCACCTGAAGAAATGCATCCTTTCTCAGCATTTCCATATCGTTTAGAATATAAAGATGCAACAGATACCAGAGTCTGTCACTTCGAATGCGAAGAACACAGAACCAAACACATCCAACGATACAAACTTAGAAAAGGAAGTTACTTCATCGACAACCTTACCTAAAGATCCTATCAT